TGTAGTTGGTGCAAATAACGTAGCAATTGGTAACAGTGCACTACAGAATAGTACTGAAGGATTTAACTTAGGAATAGGTGGTTCTACTTTAACAGCACTATTAACAGGTGAAAGTAATATAGCAATTGGTTCATCAGCAGTACAGGCACTTACAGGAGGTACTAAAAATACCGCAATTGGTTTTAATAGTATGGTTAATGTTGTTACTGGTAGTAACAACACAGCAATAGGTGCAGGAACATTACAAAGAAATGTAAGTGGTTCAAATTGTGTGGTAATAGGTAACCAAGCAGGAAGTTGGTCAACAACATCAAATGAATTTTTTATTGGTAATGACAACTTTGGTTCAGCCGAAAATGAAAGGTCAGGTTCATTATTCTATGGTCAATTTGCAAGTCCTATCGCGACACAAAACTTAAGGATAAACGCAAACACAAAAATTATTGGTGATGTTCAATTCTCATCAGGTTCAAATAAAACTATTGGAACAGCAGTACTTGATGGTGGAAACCCTGGTACTGTAACAGTATCAAATAGTTTAGTTACAGCAAATAGTATTATTATGTTGACCAAACAAACTTTAACCAACGCACATATGGTAGCGGTAAGTTCAAAGGGAAGTGGAACATTTACAATAACATCAAACGGTAACGGAGACGCAGATACGGTAGGTTACTTAATTATTAATCCAGCATAATGATTAACGCACAAGAAATTGCTGAACTAATTGACGATATGTTGAAAGACATATTGAAGGATAATATATATCCTTATCCAAAAGGTCCTAATACACCTGGTAGATTATTTGGTGTTGGTAATAAAGATGCGTCAGGTAGTTTAATCAATAGTCTTGAAGTTAAAGTAATAAGAAGAAACACAGATATTGCAATTGAAATATTTGCTAATGATTATTGGCAGTGGGTACAATCGGGTAGAGCCAAAGATAGAAAGGGTGTTCCCATTCCTGCAATATTAAGTTGGATGAGAAGTAGAGGTATAAATGCTACGGACAGAAATAACGAAAAATACGGAGCACTACAATCACAAGTTTCTACGGCGTATATTATTAACAAGGCGAGAATAAACAAAAAAGGATTAAAACCTTTACCAATGAAGGTATTACTTGATTGGATAAAGAAGAATAATATAAAATTTAATATTGAGTTAGATACAGGTATGGCATTCGCTATACAATCTAATATCAAAAAGTTTGGAATTGAACCAGCAAATATTGAAGATAAACTATTTGAGCAAATATTACAACAAATAGAAAATAACGGAGATATTGTGTCATTATTAGAAGACAAAGCATTTGAGGATTTGGTTGATATGATAGAATATAATTTAACAGCAAATAAAAAATAATTAATATGGGTTTTGGATATACACAACTATACGCAAACGGATTAAACAATAACTCACAAATCAGACGTTCAACTGATATGATTTACCAAAGAGGTGCATCATACGAAGTTGTATTAACAGGTGATACATACGTATCATCTATGGAGTTAGATGTGGATTTATTTTCAGACGATTCACAAGTGGGTCGGATGCAATTAGTCCCTTATGACGTTACACAATCAGGTGGAACATATACCTATAATTTTAATATCAGACCATATGATTATCTACAAAGTTATGTAGAGTCACAACACTATCCATATTATTGGTTAAACGATTGGTACACAACAAACGAATCAATCAATCTTAATAATCCATACCCGAATATTATTAAAGCAAACTTTAAATATGGATATAGATATATGTCAGGTTCAACAGTTGTAACAGAATATTCAGGTTCACCTGTTAATAATTTTGAACATTATACAGATATACCTACATGTGCAACCTCAACAGGTTTCACAGCATCAGGATTTACCAACACAGGTGAGTATTTTAACTATGTAGGGGGTCAATTCCAAATGGATGAGAAGTATTACCTACCGAATTATGATCAAGAATTGGGTACTATAATAGGTACTGGTGTCACAATTAATACGGTAGACAACTATAGGACACTAAGTCCTATGTCACAGTTCTTATTGGACTATCCATCCCTACCTGAAATGTCAGCAACGGCAAGGTTTTTAACCGATGCACCAAGGATTCAAGCTATACAAGAACAAGAAAATTTCGTATTATCTTTCTTAAACGGACAAACAGGAGACAGATTTGTAACAGAGGCAGACTATGCAGTATTTGAATTTTATAATGAGAGTAATGTACAAGTAGATTATTTTGACCAACAAATTAATTTCAGTGGTACAACATACCAATCACCAACAGGATATACAAATACATTAAGTGTTTTTAATCTTCCTTGTGGACCTGTAGATATTGAAAATATATTTGCTGGTATTAGTTGGGATGATGTGGCATACTACACAGTACAATTGTTTTATTCATATCCTACCAACTCAACAGACAGAGTTACAGTAGGACCTGTCGGACCAGTGAGTGAAGCGTTCTACTTTTATCTTTATGACAATTGTCTACCTGAAGATACAAGATTATGTTTCTTAAACGCAAGAGGTGGATTTGATTATTTTACTTTTAAATCTTATAGACAAGACTCAAAGAAAATAACAAGACAAACATATGACAATAGATACTACGCAACTAATCTACAATCTCCTGACAGGGATTATGGAAGAACATTAAAAACTTTTGATACAAATGTAGAAGAAGAAATAGTATTGGAGTCAGACTTTTTAAATGTGGAATATGGTAAATGGTTACAACAATTATTTATGTCACCACAAGTATATGAAGTAAAATTAGATTATATATCACCATTAGATAGACAAGATAAAATATATAAAGATTTAAGACCTGTTCAAGTTGTATCAACTGAGGTTGAAACAATAACAAAGAACCATAAAAAATTAAATAAGTATAAAATTACGTTGAAACGTGCAAACACATACTTCGTAAATAAAGGTTTTTAATATATGAGTCAACAACAAACGGTATTAAGAGTTAAAACAAGTGTTCCAAGTGATATAAGTGTAACAGGAAACACATCATTATCCATAACACCATCAATAACAGGACTAACTTATTCAGGTTCAGGTACTGCAAGCAGTCCATATGTAGGTTCTTTTGGTCTCGGTTCAACGTTTTTTGAGTTTGGTGTAGAAGGTGAAGGGGTATTATATTACAATATTACATTATCTGATGTAGAAATTGGTAGTAATTTCCTTCAAGCATTCGTTAGACACGCTGCTGAACCCTACTATGAACGTATTTTTACCACATTTTCCACCACAAATAACTCTTATTTCTCCGTACAAAACGGTGATAGTATAGCATTTAAACAAGGTGGCATACCTTTAACCGCTGGTGTGTTCAGTATATACTTTGAACCTGACGACCAATTAGTAAATTATACAGTAGATAAGTACGAAGTATTAGATTTAAACGGGGATATTCCATTAACAATTAATAAATCGTTTGCTGAACTACAAGATATTGCAAAACGAAATTCAGATTATTCAATAGGATTAAAATTACCTGGCTCAAAAAGAAACAATAGATTCTTTGAGAATTTCTTTAACGTAGATACACAATCATTATACTTTGATGCAACTAGTAAGGTTCAATGTCAAGTTCTTATTGACGACCAAGCCTATTTCAAAGGATACTTAAAACTAAATTCAACAAGTGTTAAGAATAGTGCGGTAGAATATGACGTAACATTATACAGTGATATTGGTGACCTATACGGTTCAATTGGTAATAACCTTTTAAGAGATTTAGATTTTAGAGATGTTGATTATCACTTCAACCACATCTTTACAAGAGATAATGTTATTTCTGATTGGAGATATGAGACATTAAAATCTACAGGTAAAGTACCATCAAACTATTTTTATCCTGTAAATCATAATGGTTACAATTACCAAACATCAGGTAACACAACACAAGTATTACTTACAGGTGTAACAGGTACATCATTATACACAACAACAAAATTAGGTAGTTTTGTAAGTAACGCCGCAGCTTACGCAGCAGGTGTTGAAAGATTTAGAATTAATTCACCAGAAGATGGTGTAAGAGACAACCAATTAAAACCAGCATTAAACATATATTCATTAATACAATTAATGTTTAAGACTTATGGATATACCATCAAGTCAGATTTTATGTCTAGTCCTTGGGCTAAGTTATTATATATGTATGGTTATTTTTCAAACGATACAGCAAAGTTCACATACAAAACACCTCAAACACAAACATATGGTTTGGATGGTGTGGAAGTAATATGGCAAGACGAGTTAGATATACAATCTGAATTTAATTGTGAGACAACATACGCATTAACTAATCATAATTGGACAATATATGTTGTTAAAAAAGGAACAGGTATCCCTGTATTTTGTAACCAACCAATAACATTGGGATGGAACTTTGAATTATATCCTTGTTATGGTGGTCCGACCACATTATATGTACAAACATTAACAATACCAGCAAACACAACAGGTACAACATACTCTTACACACAAGAACAATGGGTTGATTGTGGAGGAGGTTGTCCATTTTCGCCTGAATATATATACAACTTAGGATTTAGTCCACCAGACTCAAACGTTGATTTATCATCAAGTGCATTAGCGTACTTACCATTACCATCAAATACAATTGTTGATGTTACCGATGGTACGTATATAGATTTTAGTTTAATCATAGACCAAAACATAAAACAGATTGATATACTTGCATCTATTGCAAAGAAATTTAATTTGGTATTTATTCCTGACCCTGATGTTCCAAATCAAATCATTATTGAACCTTATCAATATTACATAGGAACGGGTGAAATATACGACTGGACGGACAAACTATCTTGGGATAAGGGTTTCACTGTACAACCTGCATTGAACCTCTTAGAATCGGAAATAGTCCTAACGGACATGGAAGATGGTGACCAAGGTAATATAGATTTTAAAAATAGTAACACAAGAATATACGGTGAGAATAAAGTATTTAATCCAACTGAGTTTAAATCACAAAGTAAAAGAATTGAAACTACATTCTCTCCTCAGATAATGAGACAATGGAACCCAAATAACAATCCAAACTTTGCACCAAATGATGTGGGGATTCCATTAGGGATTAACTACGCAGAAAGTTCACAGGAAATATCGGGAGCAAATAACGTAACAACGGTTGATTGGGTTTATAAAGGTGTTAAAACCAAACCAAAGTTATTCTATAATATGGGTAACTTCTCACCATTCCTTGACGACCCTACTGAAGTGTTCACCATATCAGGTGTAACAACTGCATATTTTAGAGTATTAAAGAGTGATGCAACGGACCCTGAAGGTGCGTTAATCTCTCCTGTAATATCTAATACGATGCCTATGGGAAACCCTGATAGTAATAAAATCAATAACGATAGTATATGTGTTTTATTTAATTCAGAAGAACCAACAACAATTGCTGGTGGTAGTATAAGTCTATTCAACGCATACACCGAACAAGATATGTATAAATTATTCTATCAAGATAGAGTGGATAATGCGTTTGACAAGAACACAAGAATATTGGGAGGTTTCTTTGAATTAAAACTATCTGATATTGAAACATTAAAACCAAAAGATATTATCAAAATTAAAGAACAATATTTTACTTGGAACAAAATTGAAAATTATAATTTAACTAACAGGGAACTTACAAAAGTTGAATTGGTACAAGTTAATTATAACCCAAGTACATACCCAACAAGATACTTTGAATATGAATATTGTAACGAAGCAATACCATATAAATTTAAGACAGAGTTTGTGGGGACAGATAGTATATACGAAAGTTTGTTTTACTATTCAGTTCTTTACGATTATTTTGTTGGAACATTAGGTGGTAATGTAAGTGGATATACAAGTTCTGTATCTTATACAGGTAACACTCACTTAGGTTATTCAATACACGAAACAACACAAAATCAATATGAGACAGGTGGAGCTACTTTATATACAAGTGACCCTAATAGATATTTCTTTTTATTGAATATAGAAGAAGAACCTGTATCAACAATATATAATCAAGATAATCCTGTTTGGTTAATCAATTCAGGTCAGACACAAGCGACGTTAAACGTATTTACGGATTGTGCTGACTTGACAACAACAGCAGGTACATTAGGTGTGTTACTTGCTGGTGCACCTTCAGGTTCAACATTTAATACTGGTGTGACCATAAACGTAATAGAAACAGGGTATATCAGATATGATACACCAGGTGGGACCGTAGATACATACTTTGGTTCATTAGGTTCAACCGTAATAGCAGGATGTGTGGATTGTGAGAGTCTAAGATACGCATATCCACTAATAGATACGGGTGATTGGAGTTTGATAAGTTGCGGAACGAGTTGTTAATTTTTTATATTTAATGATATGAGAGGTTCAGTATTAGTAACATTTGATGAATTTATAAACGATAGGGGTGTAGATGCTGTAGTGTTATATGTTAATAATGTTGTAAGAAAAGTACAAAATACTGACATTAATAACTTATGGACCGTACCAATTAATACAGGTGATGTTGTTAAAGTTGAAGTTGTTTTTAGTGGTGACTATAATATTGATATAGGTGTTAATAGAACTGATTATACAACAGATGATAGTGATCGTGATTTTGGTATAAAAAATACATATATCACAGGTATTACAGGGGCAACAGCTCCACCATTCTATGTTGAATTTACAGCAACAACAAGACCTGATTCATATAGTTACCGTTATGTGGTTAATTGTAGCACAAACGCCAATTGTTTAAATATTGGAATTGGATTTAATCAAGGTATTACACCAGCAAGTTCATATGCGGTAAGAGAAGTAAAACTCATCAATGGTAAGATATATTGTATGGGTAACTTTGGACAATACCAAGGTGTACCATCAAATAGTTTTATTGTATTAGAAAATGATGGTTCCATAGACCCAACATTCCCTCTTAATGTTATGTCAACTAACTCAGTTTTGGGGTCAATTGAACAACAAAGTGATGGAAAGGTATTACTTGGTGGTTCATTTGGAACATACTCAGGTGTCACAAAAGGTGGTATTGTTAGAATTAATAACGATTATTCAATAGATAATACATTTGTTACAGGTACAGGTTTTGGTTTTGCAGTTTTTGATTTGGAAATACAACCAGATGGTAAGATATTGGCTGGTGGTTCTTTCACATCATATAATGGAACAACCATTAGAAATATGTGTAGATTAAATTCAAATGGTTCATTAGATACAAGTTTTAGTGGTAATACAAATACATTAGGTGGTGGTATGATTATTAACGATATAAGTTTATACCCTGATGGTAAAATGTTAATCGGTGGGGACTTTTTGAATTATAATAATGTTTCAACCGCAGATAAAATCATAAGATTAAATTCAAATGGTTCAATAGATACAAGTTTTACATCACCATTTGTTGGTCCAATTGGTTCCGCATCACGTGTTTTAACTACAGAAATTTTATCAGACGGTAAAATAATGATAGGTGGTAATTTTGATTTTCCTATAAGTGGTAGTACATCTTTTGGTTTAGCAAGACTAAATTCAGATGGTTCATTAGATACAACATTTACCACAGATACATATTTTGATAGTGAAACTGCCACAGATTTTTATGTTCTTCCTAACGGTAAAATTTTAATGTTAGTTACAGGTACAGACCCTGAAAAAGATGGATTGTACAGATTAAATTCTGATGGTTCAATTGATAGTACATTTAATGTTGTATTATTTGACCAAACATTCTTATATACACAAGAAAGTATTGCAGTAACTGGTGACGGTGATATAATAGTTGGTGGAGGATTTACCACAGTTAATGGTAACACATATAGAAGAATATTTAAATGTACTGAAGATGGTATTTTACTAATGTGTACTGATTTGGAAATTCAATTAATGACAGAACTATCAGAATCAATAACAGCAGAAAATGAAGATAATTTAATAATAAATTTATAATATGTCAAATATAAAAATATCACAATTACCTAACTGGATTGGTGGAAACACCACTGGTAGTTTTATTGTAATGAACGATAGTGGTTCTAATACCACCTACAAAATTAGAAAAGAACAATGGTTGTTCCCATATAGTGGTAATGCATCAATTAGTGGTTCACTAAATGTTACAGGTTCAGTTAATATATCATCTGTAATGAAATTAGCAAATCAAAATCCATTACCAACAGGAACAACAGGTTCATTAGCGGTAAGTGGTTCAGGTTTATATTTCCATAACGGAACAAGTTGGAATTTAATATCATAAAAATATGAGCAGAAAATATATAAGACAACAGATACTACAAGATTTTGTATATCCAAATAACGATGTAGCACAATACGATGTTGAAATTGTTCAAGACATAAACAATAATTGTGTTGATGGAAACATCACAATTTTCAGTGCAACAACTTTTAATGCAACAGGTGTTACATTTTCTATAAATGCGTCTTATATTTTAAATGGTGCAGAACCGTTTAATTTACAGAGTGGTCAAAGATCAGTTCTTTCAATTCACATGATGGCTGAGGGACAAGATTATTTTAAACCTTGGAGGTTGGTTAAGAACTATACAGGTTCAACCGCATCCACAGGAACAACGATTGTTAATTCATTTACAGTATTACCATCACAATTAGGTTTAGCGTCATTTTCAGCTGGTGTATATTATTTTGAATTTAGATTTATAGGACACAAATGTGTTTTACCAATATGTTATACATTAAACTTATCGGCACCAACCCCGACTCCAACTCCAACTAATACACCAACTAATACACCAACTAATACACCAACTCCAACAGGAACGCCAACTCCAACACCAGGTGGTCCTACCCCAACTCCAACAAGTACACCAACTGCAACACCTGTAGGACCAACTAGTACACCAACTAGTACACCAACTAGTACACCAACTAGTACACCTACTCCAACAAGTACGCCTGTACCTAATGAGTGTAGAGAATATAGAATTGAAAATCAAACAGAAAGTTCAATTAGTATATCTTATTACGATTGTTCGGGTGTTCTTCAATCAGACCCAAATCTTGGTTCGGGACAACAAATAACATTCTGTTCAAATCAATCTTATGGTTTAATTCAAACAGGAGGTGGTAGTTTATTTGATTTAGGATTATGTCCTACTCCAACTCCAACTCCAACAAATACTGCTACTCCAACCCCAACACCTAGTGGTCTAACCGCATTTAGTGGTTGTGGATATGGTAATTCAGTAGCGGCAGCTTGTAACGACGCTAGTGTATTTAGTAGAACATTATATTCAAATTGTGATAGTGGTACATTTGGTGTTGGATGTATAGTATATGTAGATGCAGGAGGAAATACTATATTAACAGGATACACAAATGTATTTATGAATAGTATATGTTGGGATATAAACTCATCAACAGGTGTGGTAACAGCATCCTCATCAGTACAATGTTAAAAATATAGAATATGAAGAATATAGAAATAGAAAAAGACGAATTTAAATTAGAAATGGAAAATAT